CGCTGGCGGTAACGCAGCATGCCTGGTCCCTCGACGGATACCAGGCCTTCTGTAACACCTTCGAGCTTGTCGACGAAGGGAACGAGGTCGTTGTTAACGATACCCAGGATGACTAGGTTCTTAGCAACGGCCATCGCTTCCATCGCGACGGTGAAGTCGACGTCAGACGGCTGAAGACCACCGGACATCGTCGACTCACCCTTGCGGCCGTCAGCGTTGCGCGAGTGCGCGCGCATGGGCAGCGAGAGAGAGTCGAGTACCAGCAGACGTGGCTCGCCATCTCCTAGCTTACCAACGAAAGCGTTGAGCTTAAGTCTTGTGGCAAGCACGGAGGCGTTGGTCTCGGAACCAGCGCCGAACTTGGTGTCGTCCTTCGTAATGCCGAGAATGGCTGAGAAGAGACGAATCCAGTTCGCAGGGCCGAGGTCGCCCGCGGAGAGGTCAGGACCACGTGCCTCGTACATGTATACGTAGCGCGCGGGCATGTCGACCTTCGAGTTTAGGAAGATGTGCGCAGCGAGGGCAGCCATGTTAATGGACTTGCCCGCGCCGGTGCTTCCTGTAACGAGGTAGAAACCGGGCGGCAGGTAGTGCTTATCGCCCTTAGCGTCTGGAAATTCGATTTCCTTCTTCTCGAGGTCGATGGGACGGATGCCCAGCTTGTCAGGTGCTTCGAAGAGTTCGAGGTACGCCTGCATCGAAATGAGGCGTGCCTTGTCTTCGTCGTTGACCTTAGCGGGGAGGTTCTTGAGAAGGTTGTCGAGGCTACCCTTGTCGAGCGCGTTTTGAACGAGCTCGCCGAGGTTAGCGCCGAAACCGACTGCTCCGAGAGATGCTACTCCGGAGCGTTGCTTCTTAGGTGCGCGTGGCATTTTAGAATTGTAGTTTTGAGGCTACGTTTTTGGAGACCAGCTTCTTGATAATCGGGCCGGTTGCCGCTGGTTCGAGCAACTCGACTGTGCCAAGCGCCTTCTGCTGCATAGGAGTGAGTAGATACTCCTTGTTCTGCAACATGTACGGATTGGTGGCGTCTTCCTTGGCGAAGAACGCCTCTCGTCGCTCCTTGTCTGCGAGCTCGAGGATACGGTACCATGGAAGACCTATTCTCGCGAGGAGCTGGTCTTCCTTCTCCCATATCTTGACGATGTCCGGATGGCCGAGCTTGCGGTAGATGTTCCGCCGCTCAACCCAACCCAGAAAGGGATACTTTCTGAAGTTGGAGCCGGGTCGCCTCTCGTTCTCGTAGGTCTTGGTAAGGTAGCTAATGACAGGGAGCTGCCACTTGTTACCGTACCACACGAAGCCTAGGAACTTGGGCGGGTTCTCTTCTTCGACGTTCAGAAACTCACCTGCGTACTGCATGAAATCACGCAGCACGGATGAATCACCGTCGATCGAATTGTCGTCCCCGAAGTTCCGGATCGTGAGCCTTGGCTCACCGCCGACAGCGACTTGTCGAATCGCGTTCGCGCGGGTGTAGCCGAGATACTTCTCGAAGAAGGAAGCGTAGATGATGTGCAGGATCTCCTTCTGAGAAGGAGCCACTGCTGAGTCACCTGACGCGTACTGCTCTGAGAAGCCGGAGGAACGGTCGACGTACAGCATG